ACGTTATATAAGTAAAGAAATGATATTTTACGATAAGACTCTAAAGATAAATACCAAAAACATTAGAGAATCCGGATTGTTTAAACAGTTGAAAATTATTTAAAAGAGGAAAGTTTTAATTAGTTTAGTATCTAGAGAGATCAGCGCGATACTGGTCATAGTATGCACAGAGCTTTGCATAGTCATTTTCATTAACTATGACTGAAGCTTCATGTGCACGAAACGTAGGACCAGTATATTCGCAGTAGGTAGTTACAGAGACTTCATATGAGCAAGTTGCAGTCGCTCCAAAGATAGCAGCAAATATACAAGGATCACCTCTAGCCGAGTTGACAGTAAATGTCTCGGACCACGGATAATAAGGGCTATAAGTGGTGGTTGTATTGTTTGAAGAGTAAAACTGTTCTTCAGATGTGTCCCCTACAGAATGTGGGATGTTGAGTGGCATGATAAAGACATTTTCTTTCTCTAAAGAACGGAAGTCGCGACGTATAACACGGGGTACGTTACTTGCTCCAGTTTCGTCAAGTCCATTGATTGTAGTGTGAGCAGAACTTTCTCCCATAAAAAATGAGCCAGATACATTCAAGTTATTACTTCGATTCATAACAGTGAGAGAAACACCCACTATACGGGCGGAGTTGACTGCTCCAAGAAAGGAAGTAGTAGAAATAAGTGAATTGGAGTTAGTCTGGTTAACTCCAGTTGGGAGAGTAGCTGCCAATGTAATGGCTTGTGAGGCATAAGCTGTTGTTGTAGTGTAATAGGCAGCTGTACCAGAGCAGAATGTGGGTGCCATTGCAAAGAAACCTGTACCATCAGTACCACTATAGACTATGAGTTTGTCAGTCCATGCAGACTTCCAAGAGGACGTGGTACCTCGTGTCGGCAGACAAATAGGGACATTTAAATTAGGATATTTGATGGCATTGTAATACTCTGAAACGCATTGCACAGAGTGTTTGTTGGCACGGGAAAGCACATCAGTATTGTTGCGGCCGGAAGTCTTACGGCGACGTCGGTTTTGTGTTCTTTTCTTGACTCTTTTCTTTACATACTTCGATACAGGACGAGCTGCTTGTCTAATCATTGATAATGCATCTCTAGTCGCGCCTTGATATGCTAGAGTGTCGAGTTTATCAGCTATTACTTTGCGAGCTACTTTCTTGGCGGTTTGGGTTATCCCTTCTTTTTGTTGTTTTGCTGCTCTTCTCTTAGAGAAGTCCTGCCACATTTTGTTCTTGTATTCTCTTGCTGCATAACGTCCATAGTCGGCATAACTACCCACCATGACAACATCAGTTGATGGATGATGTTTATACACTGAGTCGATTAAATCTCGGCAGAATTCACAATCCACAGGGTCAGTGTATTTCAAGAAGTGTGGACTGACAGTGTAGTCACAGAGAGCGATACGACGGTAAGTAGTGTTTATCATATCCTGTGAAATTATATCTGACTCTCCTGTGATGAATTGGTGGAATAAGTCCAAGAGCAGATTAAATTGTAGTACGGGCACGTATAGAGGTAATTCGTGAAAAAGCTCATGGGAATCAAAACCCAACTCCCAAGCGTAGTCCGGACCTAAGGTGTTTAGTTTGTTTATTAAATCAGTGACTGGTGGCTGTAAATCCTCGGGTGTGTAAACATCATTACATGTTACAGAGCGAGTGTATCTAGCTTTGTTGTCGCTTACTAATGAACCAACGATTAAATCGGACATACTATGTTCAGCATTCTTGATAGCCAAGTGTATCGAGTCGGTAAGGTCAAAGATTCGTAAGACGGGGTCCCAATTGTTGACAAGATCAGGGTATCTTACCTTATGTTCATGTTTCTTTAACAAGCTAAAATGCTGATAAAACGCTTGTTTTGCTCTAAATATCGGTTTATATAATCGTTGAATGTAGCTACGCACTGCATGAATATTATCATACAATTCTAATTCACCTTTTATAGAGCTGTAGTAATTAAAGTACTTTGGATCACAATCTACATAAGAAGCTGTCTGAATCCAACGTTGCCCATCGCGAGCAAATAAAACTCCGAATCTAGTCTTATAAAATTTTTTAGAACAAAAAGTAGCACTAGTGTCATTAACTGAAATTTCCTTAATTACCATACCAAAACCATGTAGTACCAGTTCGGTGTCAGGATTGCTTGAAAAACATGAGTCCAACATAGCGCGCAACTGCTCAACATCGTGCCTCTCAACAACCCAACATGCATCGTCACCTGCTTGAAATAGAAAAGGAATCGTTTGCCAGCGCAAGCGGTTGATTTGAACATAGTTCATAAGTAACATTCTTATTGTGTTGCCGAAAGTAGTGCGAGTTGGGTGTCCAGAAAACACTCTTCCTATGACTTTGGCTGATAATATTTTGTATTTGTGTTTGAGCATCGGGGAGGCTTTGCGTAAAAGAGCGCCCATTGGTGTATTGGACGGCACATACATTTGTAGATCAGAAGAGAGGCTTGTAGCCATGCGATGGATTTCCTGAGCCTGTACAGAGGAGTATCCTAAGCTAATGGAGTACTTAGTCAGGTGTGTAAGAAACTCATTGTCTATTTTTTGTATCCATATAGCGTGTTGTGATCCATCAAAATGTTTGATGTCTAAATTTATAAAAACAGGATCTACAAAGTTGCGTACGACAATGTCAAAACGTTCTTCTAGTTCAGTCAGTGATACACAAATAGCAGCGTTTGGGACTTTAATGGTAGGGTGAAATTGCATCCGGGTTAAACCGTAAAGTAAAGTCTGTCCGACATGTCCGAGGACAGCTTTAACTTGAGGGGTTGGATTGTTGATCATTCGAAGTTTCATCTTGTCTTTGTCGAGTATTCCATCCTTTAATATAAATTGTTTTTCACAAGTTTTGAGGATAATTTCCATAGAAGTAGATAAGAG